GTTTGGATTTACGACAAGTGGCTGGTGGGCGATCCACAGTCAAACTCCATTGGCTATCTGGTGCAAAACACCGGCTATCACTGGGGCCAGCAGGTTCGCTGGGAGTTCAGCACGCTAATTGTCTACAACGAGAGCAACGGCGCAATCTTCAACCGCCTCGAGCTGGTCAGCTTGACCGGCAGCGTGGCCCTGGGCAAAAACCCACAAATCAGCACAAGCTACAGCGTTGATGGCCTGTCGTGGAGTCAAGACAAAAGCATCACAGTGGGCACGATTGGCAGCACTTCCAAGCGCTTGGCTTGGTTCCAGCAAGGCCACATGCGCAACTGGCGCATACAGCGATTCCAAGGCGACAGTGATGCCCATGTGTCGTTTGTCCGTCTTGAAGCTCAGATTGAACCCTTGGCATACTGATGGCAACTGCACCACAATCCCGCAGGCTGAATCTCACGCGAGACCAGCTTGCTACCTTCCTTACTGACCAGCAGCAGATACGGCAGTTTGAACTGCTGTTCGCCACTGTTGATGAAATTCAAGTCATTATTGGAACGGACTTTGAATATCAGGCCGACACGGCAGCAGCCAACGCCAACAATGCGCTGGCACAGATTAGTGCGCTGGCCCAGGACACTGAAGTCGATGATGCTGTGCTCAATGCCAAGGTGCAGCAGACCTTAGATGCCATACCACGCTTAACCCAGGCTTTAGAGTTGCTGGCTTTGGCCCCGGTGCGTAACAATGTAGAGCTATCGCACGATGTCAATGGAATCTTGCCTTATGCAAACCAAACCGAACGAGTCCGATCTAACCAAGTGCTGACATGGCTTTCGATGTAATAACACCTGCCAAGCTCGGCCAAGCAGCCATCACCACGGGCGTGACTACGCTTTACACAGTGCCTGCCAGCACTCGAACATTGCTCAAAGAGTTCAGCATTGCCAACACCACGGCAGCGGCCATCAATGTGCGCGTGTTCCTAGTGCCATCAGCAGGCTCGGCAGGCACAACCAATGCCTTTCTCTACGATGTGCCAGTGCCAGGAAACAACACACTGCAGTACAACGGCATCGAGGTGCTGAACGCAGGCGACACTATCCAGATTCAGGCTGTATCTACTGGCTTGACCATCATTGCAAGTGGCGGCGAAGCCACATAAGGAGAACTCATGGCAGTAACAATCAAGGTGCTGATTCCAGCAAAGCAGGCCGAGAACACCCAAACCACGCAGTACACAGCGACCAACTGCAAGGCCATCATTGACAAGTTCACAGCCACCAACACTACGGCAGGCAATGTCACCATCAGCGTCAACCTGGTGACCAGTGGCGGCACTGCAGGCGTGACCAATTTAATCGTGGACACCCGCAGCATTGCGCCTGATGAGACCTACACTTTCCCCGAGCTGGTCGGGCAATCCCTCGAGGCTGGCGGGTTTATATCAACCATTGCCGGCGCAGCCACCTCGCTGACCATCCGTGCCTCTGGCCGCGAAATCACTTAAAGGAGAACAGCATGGACAAATTCATGATGATGCCGAGGGGCTTTATGGGCCTGCCGATGGAAGAAGAGTTTTTGACTCCAGCAGAGAACAAGAAGAACTATGCCATTGCAGTGCAAGACTGGAACTATGGCCCTGAGATGCCCACCAACGAGCCAGGCGCAAACAAAGAGTTCTACATGGGGCTGGCCGAGCCCATGCAGTGCAACGAAAAGGATGCAAGGCGCAAGCACTGCTCTAACTGCGGCTATTACGACAACAGCTTCATGACTCAAGTCCGGATCGAGCGCATACCTATGGCGGCTTATGACAAGGGTGCAGGATTTCGTGGGCACTGCGAAAAGCTGAACTTCATCTGCAATGACATGCGTGTCTGCCAGGCATGGGAAGACCGAGAAGAATACGAGGATTGACCAAATGCCGAAATGTGGGAAAATCCAGCCGCTGAGTCACCAAAGCCGCCAGCAGCTTGCCCTAAACAGGAGTTGTGCATGACTGATTGGCTGAGGTTGAACCTGCAAAGGACTCTTGCCCTTCCAGTTCCAGCCGTTGAATGGCTGCTCATGCTCTATGGGGCCATTCAGGTTTTTGACGATGTTGCCGATGGAGATCCAGTAGAGCGAGAAGATCTGAATGCGGTGATCTGGAACACCCTGGTGGGGATGAACCAGAACACATTTTGGATTGCCAACTCGCACAGCCTCGCCCCTGTAGTGGCTACCATGATTCTGAAGTGGCAGGCATCTGACCAAGCAGAGCGTGCTGGCAAAGCCGATGCCAAGTCCTTTGTTTGGCGTGCTGGGTACTATGACGTTGTGCTGATGACGGTGGCGCTGTGCCACGGCACGCAACAGGCCACCGAAAAAGCGCAGCAGGTCATGGAGCTGTATGGTGAGACATTTGAAGAATACATGAAGGAGTTTGACCATGCCTGATCCGGTCACTGGTTTAACCGTTGGAGCCACATTACTTAGTGGTTCCATGCAAGCTGATGCCGCAGAAAACGCAGCAGAAGCACAAGCTGGCGCATCACAAGCTGGAATCAATGAGCAGCGCAGGCAGTTTGATGCAATTCAGCAACTGCTACAGCCTTATGTGCAAGCAGGCACAGGCGCAATCAGTCAGTTCCAGCCATTCCAGCAGGCCGGGCAGCAAGCCTTCCAGCAACAGCAGGCTTTGGCTGGTCTACTTGGCCCTGATGCACAGCGTGAAGCCATTGCAGGCATCGAAGGCGGCGCAGGGTTCCAGGCCAACGTCAGGCAAGGCGAGGAAGCATTGCTGTCCAGGGCATCAGCTACCGGCGGTCTGCGGGGTGGCGACATCCAAGCAGCCTTGGCGCAGTTTCGTCCTCAATTGCTAGAGCGAGAAATTGACAAGCAGTACGGTCGGCTGGGTGGCTTTTCTAGCACTGGCCTTGGCGTGTCTGAAGCCTTGTATCGAGGCGGTCAAGCCTCTGCAGTCAATCAGGCATCGCAGGCTGGTGCTGTAGGTGCTAACGTGGCTAATCTTTTGGGGCAGCAGGGTGCAGCAATGGCAGGCGGTGAGCTTGGCCAGGCTCGCGCATATGGCAATCTGCTTAATTTGCCTGCACAATTTGCTGGCATGAGAGCTGGCGGCGGCGGCGGTTTTGGTGGGTTGCAAGCGTCTTTCTCACAGACGCCACTTGGCGGCTCTGGGTTTGGGTCAGGCTTGGCCTACGGAAATCAAGACCTTGGCGCTAATTTCTAAGGGCAGATTATGGCAATCAATCCATTACAACAGCCAATTAATTACGCAGTCGATGTGCAAAGCCCATTTGAGGCGGCAATCGGCGGCATAAAACTCGGTGCGGGGCTGGAAGAACTTAATGTTGCAAGACAGAAACGCGCTATGGAGTTGCAGCAGCAGCAAGCAACACAAGCACAGCAGGCGCAGTTTCAATCTGGGCTAAATCGCTTCTTCACCAAGCCAGCATCAGAACGCACTTTTGATGAGCTTCAGCCGCTATTGATCGGCGCAAACAAACAGCAGTTCGACGCGCTGAAACTTGTCGGCGAGCAAATGGGCACAGAAAAGCTCAATAGCTCAAAAAAATTCACATCGCAAGTGTTGCTAGCATTTGAGGCAAATCCTGAAACAGCAAAAACGCTACTTCGCGAACGTATCGAAGCTGAGCCAGACCCAGGCCAAAAACGTGCTTTTCAGGACATTTTGTCTATTGCAGATCAAGACCCATCCAGAGCATCCAGACTTGTTGAGTCGCTAGGGGCTGGCACATTTGGCCCTGAATGGTACAAGGGGATTGAGGATTATCGAAAAGCTCGCAGGGAAGCTGAAATGCAGCCTGCCGCACTCAAAAAAGCGCAGGCCGACGCAGAAGCCGCGGTGGCCGAAGCGGAGAGAAAACTTCTTGAAGCAAAAGACACGCCGTCGCGCCTTGCAGCAGAGCAGGCTTTGCGGATTGCTCAAGAAACTAAAGAAAGGGCATTGACAGCAGCAAGCCTTGGCGTTGAGGCTAGGGCAGTTGAGCAAGCGCCGGTGGCACTTCGAGAATTACGGGCAAAGGCCGATAAAGCGGTGGCTGATTCAATTGCAGCGCAAAATCAGGCAAATACCTCAGAAGAAAAAGCCGCAGCAGATTTAGCCCGAGCAAAAGCAGAGGCTGAAAAAGCCAAGGTCGAAGCTCGTTTTGCCGAACCATTGGCGCAAGCAGATTTAAACAAACGAAGAGTTGAAACACTTGCACCATCTGTGCGTGAAGCAATTGATTTTAAGAATTTAAGCCCAGCAGATCAGGCTGTCTTTCAGAATTTGCAAATACTTAAAAAGCCACCAGCACCAGTTACAAATGTAAATGTTTCAAACGTGGATAAGACAGCGGCAGGTGAACTTGGCAAGTTGGTTCCAGACCTCTACACCCAGATGAATGCAGCTTCAGACTTAACTGGTGAGCTTGCAAGATACCGTACAGCACTTGGAACAGCAATTACAGGCCCATTTGCGGATCGGCGGCTTCAAGTTGCACAAGTTGCAAATGCGTTTGGTCTCATTGGTGACAAAGGGATTAACGCTACACGCGAGTTAATTCAGGGTAATGCGGAAATGTCACTTAAGGCACGATCTTTGATTGCTGGTCAAGGTCAAGGCCCGATTACTGAAGGTGAGCAAAAGTTGCTTGTGAAGGCACGGGCAGGTGACATTAATTTTACAAAGGGTGAATTGAACACTTTGTTTAATATTTTTGATCGTGCTGCTAAGGCGCAATACGATCAAAGTAGAAAATTATTGCAATCAGCAACAACACAAAGCCCGACGGCGCAAATATTTCTAGATGCTGCAAAACCTTTTGATGCGCAAACTGCCCCACCAGTTCAACCTGCTGCATCACAGCAAGCTGCGCCCCAACCAGCCCAGGCTCCACCAGTTATGCCATCAGGTTTCCGTGTGATTCAAAGAGGCCAATAAATGGCAACCTACAAAGTCGAAGCACCAGACGGCAGCATTATTGAGCTGGAAGGCCCAGCAAATGCAACGGATGCGCAACTGATTCAGGCTGCACAAGCAGCCTATGCACAGCGTCAAACGGCAGCACCAGCAGTTCCAGCACAACAACCTCAGCAAGCAAGTGCTTTGCAGGAAATTGGCAGACAAGTTGGCCTGACAGGGCGCGGCGTTATTGAAGGCGTTACAGGCTTGGCTGGCATCGTGATTGATCCTGTAACAAGGCTTGCCAACATCGCATTGCCTGCCACAGCACAGATTCCGACCACGCAACAAGCCACCACTCAGGTCTTGAACGCAGCGGGGTTTCCTCAGCCTCGTGATGCTGTAGAGCGCATGGTCAATCAGGCTGTGCAAGGCGTTTCAAGTGGCGGGGCAATGGCAGCGGCTGGTCGTGTCGCTCAGATGTCGGCAGCACCAGTCACAAGCGAAGTTGGCAGAATGCTAGCAGCCCAGCCGGTGGCTCAGATGGCTGGTGGTGCTGGAGCAGGTGCAGCAGGCCAAGCAGTCCGCGAAGCTGGTGGTACTCCAGGGGGTGAGATTCTGGCTAGTCTTGTGGGTGGTGTTACCGCTGGTACAGCGACATCCCGTGCAATGGCCCAACCACGAGTTTCAACCGCAGCACCAAAGGTTCAGCCAATTGTTGAAGAAGCAAGCCAACGTGGTGTTCCGGTTTTGACATCTGACGTAGTTCCACCAGAAACATTTATTGGCAAAGCAGGGCAGCGCATTGGTGAGCGCATTCCGATTGCAGGCACTGGCCCACTAAGAGCAGAACAACAGCAGGCTAGGATTGAGGCCGTGCGTAATGTGTTGCGTGACTTTGGCGCAGATGATGCAGCCAACCTAAGCGACGACATCATGAAGGATTTGGCGACAAAAAGATCGGCAGAGATTCAAAAATATTCCACTTCAAAAAAGGAAGTCATCAATCGTTTGGCAGACAAAGGCACGGTTCCGGTTCCGCGTGCATTAACAGCCATTGATGACCAAATTGCTGACTTGACCAGACGAAGAACAGATGGATCAGACGAGGCAATTCAACGGCTGCAACAAATTAAAACGGATGTACAAAACCGTGACCTGTTTCAGATAGAAGCCTATCGTCAAGACGAGCTGGCTAAGATTTTCATGGATGACCCAGCACGACCCATGAGCATTGCAGCTCGTGATGCTGGCGAGAAGGCATTGCGTGCCATCTATGGCCCTGTTCGTGAAGACATGATGGACTTCATCAAGAAAACTGGCGAGCGCCGTGATGTAGATAAATTCATGGTTGCCAATAAGCGACTGAGCGAAACGGCAAATGAGTTGAAGATGGCCTCTTTGAAATCTGTGCTGAAGTCAGGAGAGGCGACATCTGAAGTTGTGAACCGACTTTTGTTTAGCCAAAAGCCAAGCGAAGTGCGCCAGCTTTATAGCGGTTTAACACCAGCAGGCCGCGCTACTGCTCGTGCATCTATCTTGTCTCAGGCTGCTGACAAATCCAAGTTTGACTTGCAGGACGGAACCAAGATGTTCAGCCCTGAAAAATTTAATGCAGAGATCAAGCGTTTGCAGCCACAAATTGGCGTCTTTTTCCGTGGTGACGACTTGAAGCAAGTTGAGGGACTGTCTCGCGTGCTTAACCTGACCCGTAGAGCAGGCGAAGCAGGGGTGGCAACCGCTACGGGCCAGGAGACAGTGCCATTTGTAGCAGGGAGCGCCTTGCAAAGCTTTCTAGGCAGTTTTGGTGGCACTTTGGCGGCGGCTGGTGGTATTGGCCTAACAGCTCGCATCTATGAATCAGCGCCAGTGCGCAATTTAATGATGAAGCTAGGAACAACCAAGCGAGGATCGGCTGAAGAGGCAGCGCTTACAAAGCGGCTGCTGTCCACCATCGAAACGCAATCCGAAGCGCTTAACGCATTGCCACCAGTGCAGCCTTGAACGACAATTCGACCAGGAGACCCAACAATGAGCGCACTCAGCATCCAACCCCCGTACCCAGCATTCGCTGGGACTGACGGACAGCCTCTGGAGAATGGCTACATTTATGTGGGCACGGTCAACCTCAACCCCCAGGTGAACCCAATCACGGTGTATTGGGATGCAGCTCTGACCATCCCAGCAGCCCAGCCAATCCGCACGCTCAATGGCTACCCTGTTTATCAGGGCACACCCTCACGCTTCTACGCTGGCAGCGACTACAGCATCCAGGTGCTGGACAGCAAAGGCAGCCTGGTCTACACCTCCCTGAATGGCAATGCTGTCTCTGGTTCAGCCGCAAGCAATGCTACTGGCAATGGAACGCAGACCATCTTTCCTGTAGGTTCAACACCTTTTGCAATCTACATCAACGGCGTTTACCAGAACCAGAACACCTACACAGTGGCTGGCGGTAATGTCACATTCTCACAAGCCCCACCTGTTACCTCGGTGATCGAATTCTTGGTTTAAGGAGACCGAAATGCTCAAGACAGTTTCTACGCTCGGCAACTTTGCCAATGTTGTCACATTAACATCTACTGATCCAGGTTCGGCAGCAGGCCCATTGCTTGATCTCTATAGAGACTCAGCAAGTCCAGCAGCCGCTGACACGCTTGGCGAAATTGAGTTCAATGGTGAAGACTCAGCAGGTAATAAACAGCAGTACGCACTTATTCATGGCTCAATCATCAGCCCAACTTCAGGTGCTGAAGGTGGCCAGATTCATTTTGAGACGACAACGGCTGGTGCATCTACAGAAAAGATGATTATTGGCACAAACAACTTGGTTATCAATGAAATCGGCGCTATTTATAACGTCCGTATTGAAGGCGATACAGATGCCAACTTGCTCTACACCGATGCAACAAACAGCCGTGTAGGTGTTGGCACAATTAGCCCCGCTGAAAAATTAGATGTTGTTGGCAATATTAAATTATCTGGCAATGTAATCCCAGCAAGTGGTTTTGGAATTGACTTTTCTGCCACACCGGGCACAGGCACAAGCGAGTTGCTAGCTGATTATGAAGAAGGCACTTGGACGCCAACTGGTAACGGCATCACGTTAGCTGGGGCGTCGGGTCGCTACACAAAAATTGGTGACACGGTGCATTGTTTCTTTGAAATTATTTTTCCAACAACTGTTGATGCTAATTCTGCACAAATATCCGGCCTTCCATTCAGCGCAGGCTCTAGTGCTAGAAATGGCGCTGCACTTGGCCTTGCAATAGATGCTGGTTCTGATTACACACTTGTTGCTATTAATAGTCTCATTCAAATTTATACACGGGCCGGAAGTCTAACAACAAACGCCCTCAATAGTGCCAAGCAGTATTACGGAACACTCACTTACAAGGTTTAATCATGGCGCTCACAAAAGCAACCTACTCGATGATTAGCGGAGCGCCCGTTAATGTATTTGATTTTATTCCTGCGGCAGAACATGCTGCAATCCAAAACAAAACATCAACGTATGACTGCACCGCCGATATTGCGGCGGCTATTGCCTTTGCAGACGCTATTACTGATGCCGAGAAAGTTGTAGTTTGGCCTGCTGGCTGGTATTGCCTTGGCAAACTTGATTTGACCAACACCCGTGAAATTATGTTTCGCAGTGATGGCTACGTGCTTTGGTACGGCAACAATGCCAGCAATGGTTTTATTTTTGGCTCAACAAACTACAACCCAAGCAACCCTAGCGCCTCAACAATTACGGCTGGTTTTAGGATGCTCAATGGCAACTTTGATGTTGCTCCGTTGCCGGGCCAGAACTACACGTATGGTGTGCGGCTAGAACAATTTTACAGGTCTACTTTTCAAAACCTAAGTGTAAGTGGTGATTATGGCCCGTCAGTTGGGGCTAATCGTATTGCAGCTTACATGCAGTACAGCTACACCAATACTTTCACAAGATGCGCGTTCGGCAGCCCTGGAGTTCCCGACCCAACATATTTGTCCGTAAATGTGTACATGGACAACAACAACGTAAATCTGAACACTTTTGACAATTGTAATTTTACAGGCGTTTTAGGACAGCCTACTCTTGCCGGAACTGTTGGCGCTGTTGTTGCTGGCAACACAAATCAATTTAGAAATTGCGATCTTTCTGCCATTTACATTGCCCTTGACATAACTCGGTCATCTGGTGGTGTGTTTATTGGGAATTATCATGAGTTTACAACATTTACTGTGAGGTCAGGCATTGGCTCAGGAATTGCCGTTGGAAACACGTTTATTGGTGGCTATTACGAAGTCAATGAAAATTGCACAGCATTTACACTAGAAAACTCTCAAAACACCACAATCATTGGCCCCCGTATTCGTGGGTATGTTGCCGAGGTAAATCAAACTTTTATTAACCAAGGCACGGCGTGTTATGGTTTAAATGTAATTTCTCCAGAGTTAGAATACATTGCAACACCTTTAACAGGTACGTATCGTGCCAATGCAACTCCGGTTTCGCTTGGCATAACTCAATCTCAGTGGGTTTCGTTTCCGGCCACACAGGTCGCGTCTACCGACCCAAACACGCTAGATGACTACGAAGAAGGCACATGGACACCTACTTGCACAGGCGTGACGTTTTCGGCGGCAACAGGGTTTTACACCAAGATTGGCAGACAAGTTACTTTGTCGTTTAGTGTGACATTTCCTGTAACTGCCGATACTGGTTTTGTGCGGTTTATCAATTTGCCATTTTCAGCAACCGGCACATTTTCGGAAAGAAACGGCCTTGCGGTTGGTTACAACGCCACCAGTTTTCAAGTTGGTGGGACTGTGGGTACGACCACTTTGTTTATCCACAAAGTTGGAGCGTCAGGCGCGGCTGACCCAACAAATGCAGATTTCAGCAACACCACATTCGCTGGTAGCATCACAATCAACGTCTAATTGAGGGAACGCAAAATGGCACTGACAGAAAAGAAAACCATTGACCAGATTACTGTTGATAGCACGGGAATTGTTTTTGTAAGACAAGCCTCTGTTGTTGAAAACGACGGTGCTCAAGTTTCCAAGACATACGAACGCTGGTCTTTGAGCAAAGGCCAAGACGTTTCCGACCAAACCCAGCAAGTGCAAGACATTTGCGCTGCTGCTTGGAAATAACTGTGCCAGTGCGGATCACTGGATTCTTGGTTTTGATTGGAGATCAAAATGGCTTTAGAAAAAGTTGAAATTGTTGACCGCATTGAAGCCCTTGAGTCGGGCGTTGTGCAAGTTCGCACTGCCACCCGCATCATGGAAGATGGCAAGCAGATCAGCGCCACGTTCTACCGCCACGTTGTCGCCCCAGGCGACGACTACAGCAGCGAAGACACTCGCGTTCAAGGTGTCTGCGCGGCCCTACACACCGCTGAAGCAATTGCGGCGTACAAAGCAGCCCAAGCTGCACAAGGAGTCTGACATGGCCCAGAATAGCCAAATCGCATTTGCCCCACTTGGCAATACCGTTGTCATCCCTGCTGCGGCTGCGGCTTCTACGGGCGTTCAGGCGCTCGTTGACGCACGCTTTGATGCCCAGGCCGTAGGCCAGTACCGCATCATCAACATCAGCGCCAACACGGTGTTTCTGGGCATTGGCCCAACCGCTGCAATCGCTGCAGCCAATGCAGTGGCTCCAGTAGCCGGTACACCTTCAGCAGCCATCGTGCTGGTTCCTGGTGCTGTTGAAGTGCTGCGCTTTGGGCGTGAGTCGTTCTTCAGTGGCCTGGCCCCTGCTGGTGCATCCACCGTGTACATCGTGCAAGGCGAGGGCATGTAATGTCGCAGGTCGATGCAACGGATGCACGACTTCAGACGCATGAGGAAATCTGTGCGCTGAGATACGAGGCCATCCAAAAGTCGTTTGAGTCTGGCAGCAAGCGCATGACCCGCATCGAGTACATCTTGTATGCGCTCATTGCCGTGACGCTACTTGGCCCAGGCTTTGCTGCTGAACTTTTGAAAAAAATGATGGGAGTCTGAAATGGCTGACGAATCTGCAAAAGGCGCACTCATTGAAAAGTTGACGTTTGCAGTCTTGCCACTGCTCTTTACCTGTGTGGTCTATCTCATGTCGGCCCTGGCCAACCTTAGCCACGAGGTCACGATCTTGAACAGCAAGATCAGCCTGGTAGTCACTAGCGACAACAAGCAAGCGACAAACACCGGTGCAGAACTGGCCCGTGAGCGCCTGCGCCAAGACCTTTCTGCTGAGATTCAGAAGAACAGAGACGATATCCAATACAACCGCCAAAAAATTGCAATCATTGAATCCAAAATGGGAGTGAAATGATGGACTGGCTCAAACAGATCGCACCCACTATCGCCACCGCGCTTGGTGGCCCACTGGCAGGCATGGCCGTGTCAGCTATATCCAAAGCCATCGGTGTAGACGAAGCGAAGGTGGGCGACCTGATTGCCAACAACAAGCTGTCAGCCGAGCAGATTGCCCAGGTCAAGCTGGCCGAGATTGAGCTGCAAAAGCAAGCGCAAGAGCTAGGTTTGAACTTTGAAAAGCTCGAGGTGGAAGACAGGAAGTCTGCACGGGAGATGCAAGCCACCACGCGCTCCATGATGCCCCCCATCCTAGCTGGCGCTGTCACTCTGGGCTTCTTTGGCATCATGACGCTGATGTTTTTCAGCAAGATAGATGACAACAATCCAGCAGTCTTGATGATGCTGGGCAGCTTGGGCACAGCTTGGACTGGCATCATCGCCTATTATTTTGGATCGTCTGCTGGTTCACAGGCCAAAACGGATCTGCTTTCTAGGGCCACAAAATGAAACACAACTGGGACGAAGCACTGGCGCACATCCTTAAGTACGAGGGCGGTTACGTCAACCACCCTGCCGATCCAGGCGGCATGACCAATCTAGGTGTCACCAAGCGTGTCTGGGAAGAATGGACTAGCAAGCCTGCCACCGAAGCCGACATGCGTGCGCTTACTCCTGAAATGGTTGGCCCACTGTACAAGAAGCGCTACTGGGATGCTGTAAAAGGTGATGACCTTCCGTCGGGCGTTGATCTGTGCGTGTTTGATGCTGCTGTCAATGCTGGCGTTAGTCGCGCAAGCAAGTTTCTTCAACAAGCT